CGATGGTTTACTATAAAAGGAAAGATTGTTTGGAATGAACAAGAACAATTACATTATTTTAATGGGGTTCCAGCTACGGAATATCGTGAAAATAAAGAATGCCAAGGAATATTCGAACCGGTGATGTCCATAATCAATGCATTCAACAAAGCAATTAGTGAAAAAGCCAATGATGTAGATTATTTTGCAGATGCATATTTGAAAATTATAGGGACTTTGCTAGATGAGGATGAATTGAAACATATTAGATCAGACCGTGTGATCAACTTTGATGGGGATGGCGAAAGTGTAATCGTTGATTTCTTACAGAAACCAAACGGAGACACGACGCAGGAAAACTTACTTGATCGATTACAAAACCTGATATTTTTAATTGCCATGGTAGCCAATATTTCAGATGAAAATTTTGGAACAAGTTCGGGTATTGCAATGGCATATAAATTGCAGGGAATGAGTAACCTTAGAAAAACCAAAGAACGAAAGTTTACCTCTGGAATGAATCGAAGATATAAGCTGATCTTTAGCAATCCTGGAAATGCTATGAAAAAAGATGATTGGGTGAAGTTGCATTATAAATTCACACCAAATGTTCCAGCAAACCTATTAGAAGAAAGTCAGATCGCACAAAATCTTTCTGGTGTTGTGTCACAAGAAACACAGCTCGGAGTCTTAAGTGTTGTGGATAATCCGAAGACAGAGATTGAGCGTATAGACAAAGAAGAGGAGAAGCCAAAAGATGTAGTAATGCAGCAGATGTTTGGAGATAAGACAAATGAGTAGTAAGAACTACTGGAGAGAGCGTGAAGAACGCCAGAGAAAGCAAAATATCAAAAATGAAGCAGAATATCAGAAAAAACTGGATGATATCTATGCTAATATGCTTGATAACATAGAAAAAGAGATCAACGGATTCTATGTGAAGTATGCTAAAGCAGAGGGAATCACGATGGCAGAAGCCAAGAAGCGGATCGCCAAGATTGATATTGAAGCATATGCCAAGAAAGCAAAACGTTATGTTAAGAATAAGGACCTCTCGAAGAAAGCCAATGATGAGATGCGATATTATAATGCAGCAATGAAGATCAATCGATTAGAATTGTTAAAAGCCAACATAGGAATGCATTTGGTAGGTGGCTATGATGAGATAGAGAAGATGTTTGGAGATGTGTTCACACAGCGAACTGAGGAAGAAATGCGGAAACAAGCAGGTATACTAGGAAAGACGATTAATGATAATGCGAAAAAGGCAAGAGTGATCGTTGACGCATCTTACAAAAACGCAACGTGGTCCGAACGTATCTGGGCGCACCAGTCAATGCTGAAATCAGAAATCGACAAGCTTCTTCAGGAAGGGTTGATCCAAGGGAAACACCCAAGCGTACTTGCGAGACATTTAGAAAAACGATTTGGAGTCAGCAAGAGTAACGCAATGAGACTGATGGTTACAGAACTTGCAAGAGTTCAGACAGAAGCCCAGAAACAGTCGTTTATACAGAATGGCTTTGAAGAGTATGAATACATAGCATGTGAGAAAGCGGATGCATGCAGTCAATGCAGATCATTGGATGGAAAGGTATTTAAAGTCGAGGATATGATGCCCGGAGAAAATGCCCCGCCAATGCATCCGTATTGTCATTGTAGTACAGCGGCTCATATGGATGATAATGATTATGAGAAATGGCTAGATACGTATTCGGAGCATGGACTTGATTTTGAATCGTGGCAGCAGTTGAAAGCACAAAGCAGAAATGATAAAATTCAATTAGATGAAGATGAATTGAGCGCTTTAATGAAATATAAAAGTTTTGAGTCTTATACAATCAATGATCTGCTGAGAAGATGTGAAGACCCACAGAAACTTCCAGAAAAAGATCAACAATTTGTCAGTCATTTAGACTCGGCATTAACGAAAGTGCCACAATACGAAGGGAATTTAGTTAGAGCGGTTGATTTTTCTAGTTATGCAGATTGTGAAGAAAGAATAATAAAATGCGTGGAAGAATTTGTTGAAAAGAAAGAAATCATTATAGATCAATACTGGAGTACATCGAAAGAGGAAGGATATAATGAAGAAGCTAAAATTGTGATTTATATTCAAAATTCAAAGAAAGGAAGGGACATTAGTCAGCTCGGACTAGATGAAAAAGAAGTTTTATATGAACGAAAATCAGGGTTTAAAGTTTTAAGTAAAAAGAAAGTAGATGGAGTTTGGTATATTCTTTTACGAGAGGTATAGATATGGCGTATGAAGATATTTATAAAGGATTAACAGAAGAAGAAAAACAAAGAATGATAAAGGATGACATTCCAAAATTTCGAGTTATAGGAGACGCTAATTTATCGGAAGAAGAGTTGGTACAAGCCGAACAAGATTTAAACAAAATAATTAAAAGACTTCGAAAGAGAGCTAAAAACAAAAAATGATAGAAATAAAAGTGCGTGATTATGAAATCACAGTAGTAGGCCATGCAAATTATGCAGAGTATGGCAGAGACATTATATGTGCATCGGTGTCGATGTTATTGCAGAACCTAGTAAAGTCGATTCATGATCTAACCGAGGACAAAATAGAATACGATTTAAAAGCTGGACAGGCTTTTATCAAATACAGGAATTTATCAGAGAAATCGAAAACTTTGATAGATTCCTTTTTTATTGGTATTTGCAGCATTGCAGATGCTTATCCGAATTATGTTCGGATTGTGTAACTATTATGACCGAAAAGTCGTTAAACTAAGTTTTTGTTAGCAATGATCTGGAAGAGACGGATCAGGGCGGAAGGAGCAAACATGGAGAAACGCAAGTTATTTTTACAACTGTTCACAGAAGGAGATGACGGTGGGACCGGAGACGGGAATGGCGATGGATCCGGAGCAGAAGGTGGAAATAATGAACCAATGTCGTTTGATGACTTCTTAGCGCAAGAAGGAAATCAGGCAGAATTTGACCGCAGAGTAAACAAAGCAATCAAAACAGCAGTGACCAAATCAGAGGAAAAATGGAAGGCACTGACTGACGATAAGCTGACAGAAGCAGAAAAACTCGCAAAAATGACAAAAGAAGAGAAAGCGGAATATCGTGCAAAAAAGGCAGAAAAAGAACTGGAAGAACTGAAAAGGATGAATGCCAGAACTGAACTTGCAAAGACTGCACGAAAGATGTTGGCGGATGACAACATTAATATTTCAGATGAACTTCTCAGCAATTTGGTAGCAGACGATGCAGATGGGACAAAGACAGCGGTTGATTCATTTGCAAAGATGTATAAGGATGCTGTGCAGGCAGCAGTCAAAGAAGCAATCAAAGGAAAACCACCAAAAGCGGGAACAGGCGGTGGAAACACGATCACAAAAGAACAGATAATGGATATTAAAGACCCGATTGAGCGTCAGAAGATGATCCGAGAAAATATCAATCTGTTCCAGTAAAGAAAGGAGACAAAATGGAAAAACACAAATTAGATTTGCAGTTATTCACAGGACCAGACGGAATGACTGGACAGGGAAACTTAGAAGTAAAGGCAAGGGAAATTGACTTTGTAACATCTTTCGGAAAGAATATTCAGGCATTATTAGATGTACTTGGTATCGCAAGGATGATCAGAAAAGAGAATGGAAGTGCCTTAAAAACAAAAGAAGTAACAGGAGAGCTGAAATCTGGAGATATTGGAGAGGGAGAAGAAATCCCATATTCTCAGTACAAAGTAACAGAGAAGGTATTCGATACGATCAAAATCGAGAAATACCGAAAAGGTGTATCTTTAGAGGCAATTGCTGAAAAAGGATATGATATTGCAGTGAACGACACAGACGAAGAATTTAAATCGGATCTTCAGAATAAAGTTAGCGATAAATTCTACGAACAGTTAAAAGCTGGATCATTAACAGGAGCAGAGACAACATGGCAGATGGCAATCGCAATGTCTATCGGAAGAGTAAAAGACAAATTCAAGAAGATGAAAAGAACTGCAACAGGTGTGGCTGTATGGGTTAATACGCTTGATGTGTACAAATATATTGGTGCAGCAGATATCACACTGCAGACAGCGTTTGGGTTTGAATACATGAAGAACTTTTTAGGTGCTGATGTAGTATTTATCAGTTCCGAGATTCCAGAAGGTGTTGTAATCGCCACTCCTTTAAACAATATCGTAGCTTATTATGTTGATCCAGGAGACAGCGAATTTGTAAAAGCTGGATTATCTTATACAACAGACCCAACGACAGGGTTTATCGGATTCCATGCACAGGGAACCTATGAAAGAGCAATCTCTGACTTATTTGCGATCATGGGCTTACGTCTTTTCTGTGAATATCTTGATGCAATCGCATATACCAGTGTTGGAAGCCGAGATACACAGACTCTTGGAGAGTTACATCTTACAGCAGTAGAAGGTACAAATGCTGGTGATACAGCGATCACAATGGATGAACAGCTCATGTCTATGAAAAATGCATTTAAATATAAAATAAATTTAAAGCCTGTTGTGCTTTTTAAATCTAAAAAT